CAAAGTGTCTACTCGTAAAGTAGGACGTGGATAGTTATATTCATTCATGCCTAAATCAAATATTAATTACTAAAAAAATCAACTAGCATCAATAAAAGTTGTAAGACTGGATTACCTTTTTCTTGTTCTTTATACATCCAATATTTTAATCGGATCAATAGATACAGAGTGACTATACCTAATATCTTTCTCTTGTTATTTTTTCTACAAAACATAATATACCGAATTAAAAATTAATTCGATATTGCTCTGCCTCGCTCTGCGAAAATACAAAATGATTCAGCCTATATCCGAGAAAACACCTATGAATTTTGAAAAATGTTATCTTACCACTTCAGGAAATACTTCTAGGGCGTATATTTTAAAAGAAAAGTATATGCCAGACATTAAGGATATTCTGAAAAATGAAGATTTCGGTAGCATAGTAGGTGATTTATGCGTTGATACTCGTGAAAATCGTAATCCTCGTGAATATATGGAGGAATACAATGGAGACAGAACCCGACGTAAAGAATCTGTCGGGTATCGGGAGCCTAAAAAGATTGCTGTATATTCAGATACAGAAGTAGAAGTTGACCCCGAAACAGGAGCCGAAAAGCCAAAGAGACTAGAAGACAAGACTGTCGATGTAGCTAAGGTCGTAACCAACCTACCTAAAAAGATCGTTCGTAATTCTGTTGCTTTTCTATTTGGTGGTGAAATGACTATCACAGCAGAAGATTCGAACGACGGGATCTGCGAGTTCAAAAAAGTCTATAAGCGAAAACTCAAGATGCAATCTGTATTGAAAGAGTTTGCTCGCAAAGTGTTGTCTGAAACCAAGGCTGCTATTGTATTCTATCCTGTTACCAAGAACGATGGAAAAAGTCAGTTGAAAGTTAAGATTCTTTCTACTCCCAAGGATAGTAATGTCGAATGTGAATTCTATCCACACTTTGATGAGGACGACGATATGGACGGTTTTCTCTATAAATACAATGCAGAAGTCAATGGCCGTACTTGCGAATGCGTGAAAATTTATACGAAAGATGTTATCTACTCCGGTATCATGGACGGTGTATGGCAAGTGAAAAAGATAAAGAATCGTTTTGGCAAGATTCCGGTAGTATATGCCGAGGTCGATTGTCCGGATTGGGAAGATGTTGCTAATTTGATTGACAAGAAAGAAATGAGACTTTCCCGGCTATCAGATACTAATGATTACTTTTCTGAACCTATACTGAAAACTTATGGTTTAGCTAACCTTCCGAGCAAAGAAACGGTTGGTAAGGAATTGAACTTCAGTATGGAGGTTGATTCAGATACTGGTACATCGTATCACGGTGATGCAGATTATCTTGCATGGCAACAATCTTGTGAATCCGTTACACTTGAACTAAACCAACTGGATGATGCAATACATTCCGGAGCTTCCAGTCCGGACTTGTCTATAAATAAACTAATGGGACTTGGCAACCTTAGCGGCACTTCACGTCGTTTTATGCTGATTGATGCAGAGATAAAAGCTACTGAACAGATGGAAATATTTGGTCCAGTTGTTCAACGAACAGTAGCAATCGTCCAAGCAGGAATGGCAAATATTACACATACAAAATATGCATCACAGCTAAATGACAACTACATTGAGGTAGAGTTTGGTAGTATTCTCCCACAGGATTTGGCGGAAGAACTCAAGAACCTTGAAACTGCTTCTCAATTCAATAGTAAAGAGACGATTATTAAAAATTCGCCCTATACAGATGATGTGGAAGCGGAACTGAATCGTAAGAAGAATGATGAGAAAGAGACTGCACAGAATAATTCACTCATAGGAGCAACTTTCTAAGCTATGCCCGGACCTTCTTTCTACGACAAACAGCACATACAGAAAGTTGCTGCACAGCAGGCCGTAATAGCCAATATCTTTAATCAGTTTATACTTTCTGTTTCCCCGTATCTCCGTAAATGGTCTGATGCGGGGAAAAACAATGTTTGGCTACGTAATCAGGGAATAGAGAGTGCGGTTGACCGAGAACTGCTGAATCTTGAATCAATGCTATATGCTAATATCTCCGCATTTCAAAAGGACGGTTGGGAACGAGCAGAAAGGAAGAATGATGATTTTATTTCCCAGTTCATCAAGGGAATGTCTATTTCCAGTGCAACGAAAGATGGAATGTTTACCCATAGTCTATCTGCATTTGAAGCTCTAAAGAATGATATAGACGCTAACGGATTCAAATTGTCTGATAGAGTTTGGAATATTACACAACAAACGAAATCGCAGCTAGAGTTCTATCTTGATAGTGGTGTAGTTGCCGGTCGTAATTCAAATGGAATCAGTAGCGATATACGGCAGATTCTTCATAAACCAGACAAGCGCTTTCGTCGGATTCGGAATGAGAAAGGGGAATTGGTTTTATCACAACCGATGAAGGACTATCATCCGGGACAAGGCGTTTATCGTTCTGCATATAAAAATGCTCTCCGGACGTCTGCGACAACTACGAATACAGCTTACCGGAGTGCGGACTACGAACGTTGGAGTAAGCAGGATTTTATACTAGGCATCGAAATACAGCGCTCGGCCAATAATCGTGGACCGTGCAAAATCTGTGATGCGATGGTCGGCAAATATCCGAAAACATTCAAGTTTACAGGCTTTCATCCTTTTTGTATCTGCTTTGCTACTCCTATCACCATGGAACCGGAAGAATTTGCCGATTTCTTGTTGAATGACACGGTTCCGCAAGGTCAGACTATTACGGATATTCCCCAAACAGCAAAGGATTTTGTTGACGAGAATAAAAACGGATTGCAGTCTGCTTTCTGGTACAAGGATAACTTTACAACAGAAGGAGAATTGCAAAGAGAAAAGGCTTCCAAATCTATTACGCCTGAAGTCATAAAGGTTTCAAGACCCAAACGCATAAAGACCGATGCAGAAAAAAATGATATTCAGAAAAGATGGGAAGACCGATTTGTAAGAAACTTCAATCAAACCAAAATAGAACAAAAGATTGGCATAAAGAAGGGCAAAGATATGACTTTCGAAGAAGCTAATGAACTACAGGGAAATATAAACTTCGGTAAGAGCCATGAATATGGTGTAAACTGTCAATCTTGCGTTGTTGCCAACGAATTGAGGAGACGCGGCTATAATGTAACAGCTCTACCAAATCTTCAAAAAGCGGGGAATATCCCTTATGAGTTATCAGGAAAAACAAACTGGGCTTGGATAGACCCTGAGACTATGACGACGCCTGTAAAAAAGAAAGCAGGAGGGGTATATGACGTAACTAGGACAGGTGCTTTAAAAAGCAAGAATATTAGTGCACTTACTAAAGAGATTATAGAATTGGCAAAAGAACCAGGAAGATATCATATTGATTTCTCTTGGAAAAGTGGAAATTCTGGGCATATCATAACCTTAGAAAAATTAGTTAATGGAAAGATTGTTCTTTATGACCCTCAAAATGGCAAAATTGTTAATTGGGCTGACATATCAAAGAGAATAAAACTACAATATGGGGTAAATGTGCTTCGTGTAGATAACTTATTAGTGAATACTGATATTATTGACGGAATAGTGAGAAAATTATAGCAATATCTCGCTATAGTCTTTTGGCATAGAAGTAACGCCCATAATATCTGATGATTGTGTATATGGTGCTAAATGTGCAATATTATCTTTTACGAGGATAAATTGAGGATATCCAGTACAGTATTCCTTGTCTTCTTTCCGGGATACTGTATATGCCATATAACCTTTCCACTCCCCGAAGTAGGAAACCTGATTGAATCCACTTTGTAGAGCGAGTGCTTTAGCTGTCTCCTTATATTCTTTTTTCTTATCCATATTGCAAAGATAGTCATTGATTCCGGAATAAAATATATCAGAAGGAAAAAAATACTTCCCTTATATTTTAAAGGAAAATCGTTATGACAATCATTGATGCAATTAAAAAGGGCTTGAAAGCCGTAGGTGTAAACGAAAAGTACGCTGCTAAGGTGCAGAAACTATTCAAAATCGAAAAGGAAGAAGATATCGACACTTATGTTGCCTTGTTTAAGGACAATATTCTTCCTGACCTTGAAAATACATCAGCAGTAGAAAAAGCGAAAAAGGATGCTATCGCTGAGTACGAGAAGAATAATGGTCTGAAGGACGGCAAACCTGTCAAACCAATTAAAAAGACAAAGAAAACGGCAAAATCCGAAGAAGATGATGAGGACGAAGACGAGGACGAAGATTTCGAAGGCTTGCCTGCTTCTGTTGTTAAGTTGTTGAAAGCTCAACAGAAGCAAATTTCCGAGTTGGCTGCATCTGTCTCTACTGTCGCTACAACAGTCACTACTTCTACGAAGCAGGCATCCGCTAAAGCATTATTTGTAGATTCTAAACTCCCTGCAAAATGGTTCAATCGTATTGACGTCAACTCTGAAACTTCTGTCGAAGAGCAGATTAAAGAGCTTCAAGAAGAATTTGCCGAAATCAAACAATCTGTTATTGATGATGAGGTCGCCGGTGGTGATTACAAGCCTAATTCCTACAAGCCCAAAGAACGTTCAGAGAAAGAATGGCTGGAACTAATGGAGGACGAGGAAGGTGCTAATAACGGGACTGCCAGCCTTGGACTTGAAGAATAATAATTAATAATTAAAAGCTATGTTCAGAAAAAAGCAAAGTGAATTTCAGTATGCCCCCGGAATCGAAAAGATTATCGAGGACATTCAGGGTGGTGGAACTATTGCCCGTGCGGAACTGAAGGGAATCATTGATGAACTTCCTCCGCTTGTTATGGTGGGTAAGGACGCTAACGGTCTTTATCATATTGTTAAGACTGGAAGAGTTACGGCTGTAGCTGCTGCTGATGCGGTCGCTATTCAGGTAGCAAAGAATCATGTGTTTAAAGTTGGGGAAGCGGTTACAATCGGCGGTGCTTTAACTGGAGCTTCCGATGTAATCTCTGCAATCGACAAGACCGCCTCGGCCTATGACACAATAACTCTTGCCGGTCCGATTGGGGCTGCGAAAGTAGATGATGTGTTAGTGCTTGTAACTGCTAAAGCTGCTGCAAAAGCCGCTAAGTTCAAGTATGTACCGGAAGTTATCACAATGAACAAGGTCGATGTAACGGTTGCTAACCAGCAATCCGGACTCCTGGTACGCGGTACTGTAAATGAAGCAGTAATGCCTTATCCAATTGACGAAGCGATGAAAGCGTTGCTTCACTTTATCCGTTTTGTGTAATCCATTAATTCATAACTATATATGGAAAGAAGTTTAATTAAACAAGTGAACCGTAAGAATATGGGCGCCCGCCTTAACTCGCGTAAGGTTAAGCCGGTGTTTTTCCCTAATTTCTTCGGTGTAAAGCAGAAGAACTCTCTGAAATGGGAGACTCTTACAGGTGAGAAAGGTGCACCGGTTATCGCTGACGTTATTTCATTCGATTCTTCCGCACCGCAAAAGAAACGTGAAGTTATCGGTAAGATGTCAGGCGATATTCCTAAGACTGCTGTAAAGCGCGGTATGAACGAAAGTGATTGGAATGAATACCAGCAACTCAGCCGTGATTGTGAAGGTGATTCAGATTTGAAATCACTTCTTGACCTTGCGTTCAAAGACCAGGACTTCGTATATAACGCTGTTCGCGGTCGTTTCGAATGGTGGTGTATGCAGTTGATGTCTAAAGGTGGATTCGTCCTCAATTCAAGCAATAACAATGGTATTGTTACTGAAGAATTTGTAGGCTGTGGTATGCCTAATGAAAACAAGAAGGTTGCTGCTGTGGATTGGTCTAAGTCTACAACAGCCGACGGCTTGCAGGATATTGAAGATACCGTAGTTGCCGCTTCTGCCGAGGGTGTCACTATCAAATACGTAGTAATGCGTAAAGATAGATTTGCTCTATTGAAGAAGCAGAAGGCTGTTATCGAAAAGGTTAAGGGCTGGATTAATCAGAAAGAAAAGCTGACTATCTCCAAGAAAGTTATCAATGAGTATCTTGCCGCCCAAGAGAATACGGAAGGTGTTCAGATTGTTCTTGTAAGTCCGTCTGTTCGTATTGAGAATGCTGCTCATCAACGTACTACGATTAATCCATGGGAATCCGCCAACATTTGTTTCTTGGAAGATTTGCAGTGTGGTGACATTCAGCATGGCCCTATTGCAGCAGAGCATTCTGTTGAATACAAGAAGAAAGCTTCCACGTTGAAAAAAGACTTTGTTTTTATCAGCAAGTGGTCTGAGCTGGAACCGTTCAAAGAGTGGACTAAAGCGGAAGCTAACGCTATTCCGGTAATCAATGACCCTGATGCAATGTACATCATGAAAACTGATGGCCAGTCATGGACGGAAGGCGAAGATACTGAAAAAACAGACGAAGAGGGTTATTAATCATCTATTATGGCAACAATCAGAGAAACAATACTGGAATATCCTTCTATTGAGGATATGGAAGGCTTTTTGAAAAAGGTAGTCTTTGTAAAGCGCGGTATTAATCCCGAAGCGGAATGTACTGCTGAAAACATGAAACAAGTCGGTCTTTGCGTTGCTGATACGTATGCCATGATGGTAAACTCACAGGATTTCAGTGAGAATAAGCTTTCTGTTACTCATTCCCGTTCTTTCTATATCCAGACTGCAAAACAACTGTATATAGAGAACGGGGAGCCGGAGAAGGCCGGTAAACTTGGCAAGCGAATCATTATCAAAGGAAGGGCAGGGAACAGATGGTAAAACGGTATCCGCATACAGCGATGGTAACTATGTCTGCTAAAGGGCAGGTTGTTGACGGCGAGTGGGTTCCGGGAATACCGGTTGAAATATCTGTCTCCGGACGTTATGACCCGGTAAGCGATGGAAGAATCGTTCTCAAGCGTAATTCGGCTGGTGATGAAGCGCAAGTACATGGCTATTTCTATACCAAAATGCAGCCACCGGCCGGTAGTAAGTTTTTGCGTTTGAAAGTCGAATCAAAGGGTATTGATGTACCGGTTATCTGTTGGGAACCTTATCAATCACATTCAATAATTAATGTATGAGAAACGGTATGACTCCTCTTTTCGACCAGCAGTCACTAGAACGTTGGTTCAATCACTTTCAAAGAAAAGCGGAAGACAAGATGCTTGTATTCCTGCAGGCAGGCGGTGAGAAGTTTATCGAAGTAGCCCGCCGGAGTGGTTCATATAAAGACCAGACGGGCAATCTTCGTTCCTCTATCGGATATGTGATTGCCAAAGACGGTGAGGTACTCACGGAGAACTTCACAGAAAGCGACAAGGGGACTGACAAGACAACTGGTAAGTACAAAGGTCGTAGGCTTGCAGAAGAAGTCTCTCTTTCTCATACTGGCGGTTATGTGTTGGTTGGTGTTGCAGGAATGGAGTATGCGGCAGCCGTGGAAGCTAAAGGGTATGAGGTCGTTTCAGGAGCTAATACGCAATGTGAGAAGTATCTAAGAGATACATTGAAGTCAATTTTTAGCAAGATTTGATTATGGATGAATTCGACGCTGTAGATATCGTTTATGATACAGTGGCCGCTGCGGGTACCGATATTGTGATTTACAAGGATGCATCAGAAGCGGGTGTTGCTAATGAGCATATCGTTATCAATCACCTGCAATTGAATGAGCTCGACTTCATTAATAAAGTACCTGTTAACGTCAATATCTTTGTCCCTTTGAATGAAAACGGCATGCCCCGACGTCAGCGCATGAAGGAACTTAGGCGTAAGGTAAGGAAATCGCTTGATTCAATCAATAGCAACGACGGTATATGTAAAGAAGTGACGGTTCTCTGGAGTGTTCCAATGCCGGACTTAAAAGAGAAATTCGCGTGTACAAATATTAGATTAGAAATTTTAATAGAAAAATAATTATGGCAGGAGAAGTAAGACCTATCGCTATGGGCGTAGGCAATATTAAATTCGGAACAGTCGGTGACGGTGTTCCTGGGGCGGACCTCAAAGAATTCCCTCTTCCGACAAAAGGAAGTGTTGCATTCAACTTTGCAGACCCAAAGGAGATAAAGGTTGAAACGGAAGGGAGCGATGAACCTTTGTTTGTTGAATTCGTAAAAGATACAACAGATTATATTGAGTTCTCTATTCCTACCCCCTCTAATGAAGTACTCAAAGAGTTGGCGGGTGGTGAGATTGACGTAACCGGCGGTAAAAACATCTGGAAGAAACCAATCAATGTCCCTTCTATATCGAAGACATTCCAGTGTGAAACGGTGCCTAAAGCCGGTAAAAAAGTAATCTATACCATTGTTAATGGAAAGATTACGTCCAAGATTTCACAGGCTCCTAGTTCTGAACAGGCAGAGTTATTGCTTGTGCGTGTGTATGTGCAAGCGGCCATCACGGCAGCCGGAAAGAAACAGACAGCCTTTATGCGCGAAGTCGTGGCAGTTGTCGATGGCGGAGCTGAAGAGTAAAATGGCTTCCTGTATAGCTAAGTTGGTTAAAGCACTACGTTGTTAGGTAGAGACCGGTGGTTCGAATCCGCCTACAGGAACAAACAATTTGAAGGATGGAGCCGAAAGTATTGAGGGTTAGTCGCGAATAATCGGAAATATTGCCTGGAAGTACAACGGGCTAGGCTCCTTGGATTATTTATGAGTATAAAGAACTTATTTCAGCAAGAATCGGAATCTGTAACGGGCCAGCCTGTCAAGATTCCATTTGATTTCACAAACCGAGATTCTATCCCTGAAGGGAAGAACCCCGGCGACTGTATTGTAATAAAGCCTATCACCGTCAGGACATGGTTTAAAATTCGCCCACTTCTCCTTGAAATTGAAAAGGAAGATATCGATAGGATGATTGTAAAAGAAGGGGAACTGCCGGAAGACTTTCCGGAGCTAATGAACAAGTACGGAGAATTACTTCTTGATGTCGTCTGCCTGGGGATTCACAATAAGCCCAACAATCCACCGGAATGGTTCAAACAGGTTCTTGCAGACAATTCTACATGGGAAGATATACGGATACTATTCAACGCAATCATATATCGTATAGGGTATCACCCTTTTTGCACCTCTATCACGATGCTTCGGAACGTGAGCCCGCTACGAGAGACGGAGATAATAGCCGCTCAGAAGAATCTGCAAAGCTGGAAGGATACAACCAAAGTCGATTCTTAGTTATTGCAAAAGAAGCCCTAGGATTGACTTTTAATGAAACGTTGGATAGTAGCTACGGATTGATAGAGATATTGCTTCAGGAGTATTCCTTTGTAATGAGAGAACGTAATAAGACGGCTGATAAAGATGGAGAAGTCGAAGGAAAGGACTACGAATGGGTAGAACTCCCCAATTTTGATAATCCGGACGAAAAGATTCGGATGAAAAAATACAATGATATTGGCGGAAAAGTCAAAGGATAAAGTAATTTGCTGTTGTGTTTATATATTAGGTAAACTGTTTTTTTTATTAAATTGGTTTAGAGTGTGTTTTCTAGTCCCTTGTATCTGTGAAGATGTGGGGGATTATTTTTTAATATCTTGGAACTTCTGATTGAGAGATACATTATCTCGTTTTAGATTATCAATCAATCTCTTTTGGTAAGCGAGCATTCCTTCAATTCTTCCTTCATTCTTGCCCTTCTCGTAGGCAGCATTGATTTCCTCTTGTGTGTAGCTACTTTTATTTACTACGGGTACGTTTTCATTTTCCTTGGTCATGGCGCTAATGAATAGTGATTTATATATTATAGAAAAGGCTATCTTTTCCCTTTTATTCCGACCAAGGAACATAATCTTTCAAATGCTTTGGGATTATGTAGCAAAGGGAATTGATAGCCTTATATTGTATTTCTAGGCTTATCAACTCCCCAAAGCATTTATAAAAAAATTGTTCCTTGGTCTTAGAACACTGCAAAGATGCTTATTCTTCTCGAAATAGCCAAATTTTGACTCCTCTTTATATTTTAAGAATAAATGCTATATGGGTATTCAGAACAAAGATGGAGCGTTGTATTTCGCGACAGGAATAGATAATTCAGGGCTATATTCCGGACGCAATGAAGCTATGGGTATTATTAAGGCAATGGCCGGTGAGATAACTGCTTTCGATGTATTCGGTGGGATTGGTATCAGTGCAGGCATTGCTTTTGCACAAGCAGCCAAAGGTGCGTATGAATTCGAGAAGCAGTTTCAGCAAAGTATGAAAGAAGTTGCTACCCTTTCAAGTGGGATAAAGGGTAGTTTGACAGACTACATGAATCAGGTTATGGAGATAACCCGAGATATTCCAGTACTTGCGAATGATGCGGCTAAAGCATTGTATCAGATTGTATCTGCCGGCCATGATGGAGCTAACGGAATGAAAGTTTTAGAAGTGTCCGCAAAGGCTGCTATCGGTGGTGTTACTGATACGGCAACAGCGGCCGGCGGAATTACGACTCTTCTAAATGCCTATAAACTAGATGTTTCAGAAGCAGAAAAAATATCAGACCAGTTATTTACGACTGTCAAACTTGGTAAGACATCATTTGGCGAATTAGGTAAGAGTATTGCACAGGTGGCGCCTATTGCTGCTGCCTATGGCGTAGAAATAGACCAAGTGTTAGCTGCTGTTGCTACACTTACTAAACAAGGTACACCAACGGCACAAGCCATGACACAGATACGCGCTTCCATTATTGCAGTATCTAAGGTGCTTGGTGATGGTGCATTTGATAACAGAACCTATCAAGAAGCACTAGCGGAGGTTGCTAGACAAGCTGGCGGTTCGGAATCAAAACTGCGTGAGTTAGTACCAGAAGTTGAGGCTGTTAATGCGGTTCTCGGATTAACAGGTATAAATGTCAAAGAAGCTGTCGGGCATTTGGAAGAAATGCAAAATGCAACAGGTGCCGCAGAAGCTGCTTTCAAAGAAATGGCTTCATCTGCCGAGAATCAGATGAAACTACTTGGCAATAATATAACAGCGGCCCTCCGCCCGTTAGGACAGGAAATTTTGAAAGAAATATCTGCTGCGGCACAATCAATGAATGAAGCCTTTGCCGATGGAAGCGCTCAAGAAGCATTAAAAAATATAGGAGCTTTAATCGTCGTTGTTACGACGGCTCTTGCTGGATATAAAGGAAGTATTCTGGCTGTAAGTACTGCTAAACAAGTATATGCAACAGTTACGGCTATTGTTAATAAACAGCGTGCTATTGAAGCGGCCAATTTGGTATTAACCAAGGGTATGTATGCCATTGAAGCCACTATGATTGCTAAGAATATGACTGCACGTATCTTATTAACAAAGGCTCTAAAAGCTCAAACTATCGCTCAATTAAAGAATGCTGCAGCAATGCTAACTAATCCTTATGTATTAGCTGCTGCTGCATTTGCTGGACTTGGATATGCAATTTATAAAGTGGCCACAGCCGAAACTGCAGCCGAAAAAGCAACAAGAAAACATCGTGAAGAACAAGAACGATTCCAGTCTGTCCTTAATGAACGTAAACAAAGAATAGATGAATTAATACGTGTAATTCAGGATGAAACAGAAACAGAGTATGCTCAGATAAAAGCTTATGAAGAATTGCAAAAAATATCTCCTGCATTGACGGCGGCATATTCGCGTCAAAAAATAGAAACATTACAAACAGCTAATGCTCAAAAAATACTGAATAGGGAATTTGAAAAATTAAATTACAATCATATAATTTCAGAAGTTAACAGAATAAACAAGGCAATGAAGACTTATCAACAGCAAAGCGGTCTAAGTGGTAAAGCCTTGGAAAACAAATCGCACTATCAGTCACTGAAAAAGGAACTCAATAAATATAAAGAAGAGTTAGAAGAGTATAAACGTCTTAAAAAGCAAGCTGAAGAGGCTGCAAAGCCTGTTGAGGCTAGGTTATTAGAAGCTAAAAGTAGTCGAGAACAGATTGTTCAAGAATATAATGCAGCAAAATTAACGTTGGAAGTGGAACAACGTAAGATTAAAGAATCAGGTTTTGGCGTTATTCCTATTTGGGTACAAATACGATTTGACAAAGCTAAGAGTGATTTTGATAATATAGATAAAATGATAAGTGGTGTTTTACAAACTCAGGATGAAATTCATAATAAATCTTTTTGGACCAAGCAAAAGGATGATGCGACGAAAGCATTAGACTCAATCGCTTCGTCTCAAAAGAAGTTGATGGACGCAGGGAACTTCAAAGGAATAGACTCTGCTGTGGTGAAATCCTATAAAGAAAACGCCAAGAAGTTGAAAGAAGCCGAAAAAGAGTTGGAAGTCTATGATTCGTCTTCCAAGCGGGACGATAAAGGTAAGAAGTTACGTGAGGAACAAGAGAAATATAAACTCCTGCTAGATAAACAGGGGAGAGAGCAGCAGCGTATGAAAGAGGATTCTGTAAATGAACTCGAACAACTTGAAATAAACAAACTCAAGGAGAGTAGCGAAAAAGTCCTCAAGCAAAGGGAGCTCAATCATCGGCTAGAATTGCAGGCTATCGAGCGTGAAGCGGAAGACAAGAAATTACAAGAAATTGAAAAAGCTCGCTCCGCCTTTGAAGCTAATCCGGAAAACAAAAAGAAGACTTTTAATGCAAGTGTTTTCATCAATTCTGAATCTACGAAGAAACTATTTGCCTCATTTGACAATATAGCTAAAGAAGCCGCTGCGACCGCTAATACAAAATACAATCGTGGAGATGATTTATCTGATTTGTTGAATCAGTATCAGGACTATACAGACCAACGTCTTGCGATTGAACGAAAGTTTAATGAAGATATTGCTACTCTACAAGAACAACGCAAACAGGCGGTAAAGAATGGAGATACAGAACAGGTAGAGCAGATTGACCGCTCTATTGCCCAGGCGACGAAAAACAAAGGAATGGAGTTAATGGGGCTTGACTATGATAAGTTGAAAGAATCTCCTGAATACGTTCGCGCATTTGAGAATCTAAAAGAAACGTCTTCTGAAACATTGAATTCTCTGTTAACTCAATTAGAGAATGCAAAACAGACAGCAGCACAGGTACTTTCTCCTGACCAGCTTCGTGAATATACTACGACCATTCAAGAGATAATGGACGAATTGGATTCACGCAATCCGTTCCAAGCCCTTGCAGATAGGCAAAAAGAGTTAGCGGAGGCTGAGGAAGCTCTTGCTAAGGCTAAAGCACAGCTTGATGCTGTTAATTCCGGTGCGAAAATTGTGACTGGGGTAAAAAACAGTAAATACAATGATAAGACAGGGAAGATAGAATCTGAACAGACTTATCTTTCTGCAACACAAGCTTTGGTTAATTATAACAAAGCTAAAGATAAAGCTGTTAAAGCTGACGCTAAAGTACAAGCTGCTGAAAAGAAGGTATCAAATGTAATTGATGACTTATCAAATTCTATCAAGAATGTAGGTTCATCTGTTGGTGGGCAAGCTGGTGAAATAATTGGGTTGATAGGAGATATTGGAACATTTGCCATGTCTGCAATGAGTGGCATTGAAACAGCTTCTCAGACTGCGTCCGCTGCTGTCAAAGCAGTTGAGAGTGCGTCTGTTATCTTAATGATTATTAGTACAGCTATTCAAATCGCAACCAAGATATCCAATATGTTCTCAAAAGATAAAGAAAAAGAGATGGAGAAGTATGTTGGTCAACTTAATGCAATGATTGATATTTATGAGAGGATAATAGAAAAACAAAAGGAAAGTATAAGGTTTGGGTATGGTTTTTCAGCAATAACCAGTGCCAAGAAAGCTATGGAGGAGCTTAATAATAAAACTGAACAATATAGGAAAATAGCACAAAGCGCCGGTGCATCTAAAGATTCATTATCAAGAGATTATAGGGATCGGTTTTTAGAAATGCTTCATGATGTAAAGCCTATATCCTTTAATCTGAAACCAAGTTCACTAAAATCATTAGACACTGGCGACTTATCAAAATTCACAGCAAAGCAGCTTCTGTACTTTCGAGATAATTATAAAGATATCTGGTCTGCATTAAATGAAGAACAACGTAACGCATTGCAAGCTATCATAGATGCCGAAGAAGAAAGTAAAGAAATAGTAGATGCATGGAAAGAATCAATCACGGGTATATCTTATGATAATTTGTATTCTGAATTTATAGATACCCTTTCAGATATGGATTCTTCTGCTGAGGATATGGCTAATAATTTTGGCGAATACTTGCGAAAGTCAATCCTAGCTTCAATGGTTGCTAACGAATTCCAAGATAAAATTGATAACCTTTATGAAATGTGGGTAAATGCCGGTGATGAAAAGTCAGAAGGTGGAACCAATATAACAGAAGATGAAGCTAAAAAGATTCAGGAAAGACAAAAAGAATTAGCAGAAGCTATGACTAAGAGAAGAGAAGAGATAGAAAAGACGTACGGTTTTGATTCGTCAACATCTTCTCAAGATTCTACCAAGAAAGGTTTTGAAAATATGTCTCAAGATTCAGCAGACGAACTTAACGGACGCTTCACAGCTTTGCAAATTGCAGGTGAAACTAGTAAAGAGCAATTAATACTTCAAACAGGTATTCAACAAATAATGGCGCAGAGACTGGAATCGATATACAATTTTAATTATTCTTCTATGACTGAAATGCGTGATATTATTTTTGAAGTTATGGATATTCTTTCAGATATGAAGAAAGATACGGCGCATTTATATTTTATAAGAGAAAGCTTAAATAAAATAGAAAGTAATACAAAAGGATTAACATCGCGATAATGAAAGGATATGCATACATAAATGAAAAAGATATTTTCACAACTTGGGGAGCTGTACTCGCTAAAGGGACCTATGAAGCTTTATTGAAGCCTGCTCCTAATAAAGGATTAATTCAAAACAAGAGTCGCTTGGAACATGGAAAAGCTATTGTGATGAATAATAATGTATGTAAAACTGATGAACGGGATATTTCTTTTTCTATATGGATTTGCGGCAATTCCCAAAAAGACTATCTGGACAAATATAAATCTTTTATTGATGAAATTACATCAGGAATAGTTATACTAAATATTCCTATTCTTGAAGCAACCTTTAAACTGACATATTTAAGTTGCTCAAATTATGGGGATTATGGTCTAACAAAAGGTAAGCTGACATTAAAAATGAATGAAGCCAATACTAAGGACCGATAATAGATGGTAAATATTAGAAACATACAAGGCGAAATCCGCTTTTCTACCCCAATAAATGAAGGTAGTAAGCGCCAGTTTCTTCTAATGAAAGAGGACTATATTCTTTTGAAGTTTTCTCTTGCCAACCCTATATATTTTCATTTGGGTGATTACATGGACAACGAACTCGGCATGTTTGAGCTTGTAGACCTGTATAAGCCTACCTACAATACGACTATCGGTGCATACGACTACGAACTCCGATTGGATGCCTACTACTGGAAATGGAAGAACAAAAAGTTTTTCTACACACCGGAGACTACCGGACGTGAAGCCGGATGGAATCTTACCTCCACCCTTGACACGCACTTGAATGTCTTTCTTGACAACCTGAAAGCACTCGGATACAAGTTTAGAGAAGAAGAGTTTACATACGAGATTGACAACACGGTAGCAAACACTTCCAAGCTCGTTTCTTATGACAATGTGAACCTTATCGACGCACTTACTCAGATGGCGGAGACATGGGAGTGCGAATGGTGGATAGAGAATCATAAGATTCGTTTCGGCCGCTGTGAATACAGTTCCCCGGTTGATTTCAAAGCCGGTGATTTGTCTGATACGGAGAACGTGAATGTCAACTCCATGCAAAGAAGCGACAGTCAGACAACATATGCGACCCGTGTCTACGCTTTCGGCTCTACACGTAATATTCCTGCCAGCTACCGAAAGAGCCTGATATTTGACGTGAAAGAGGTCAAAGGGCGGGATATATCCGATACGGCAAGAATCTTAAAGAATGAGTATTTCCCCATCAGTTCTCAAATAAAAGGAGCGGATATTGATGTTAGCATAAAGCATACAGAAATGTATGACCCCGATTATCAAAAAAAACATACGGTAACAATTGCTGAAAGTTTAAAAGCGGGAAAGTATCTACTTAAAGCTAATGGTGCTACTGTTGAGGGATATTTTCAGACTAGTCCACCTTCAAATTCTACCACTAAAGCTGTTTTCACACTAGAATACAATAACGGTGATTTGATTAAATTAGCTGAAATGACCGTGCAAAATGCAGATTCATGGCCGGAATTTAAGTTGGTAGACATGCCTTTTGTTCTAAATACTGATGCACAGAATTGCCAATTTTCTATAAGTTTGGAATACTCTTTTAGTAAATGGATTAATGTCCAGTATAGAGGAGTTCTTACCTTATCTTGTGAGACACTTGGAGCAAATACTTCTGTGACGTTCCTCTCTGGTTCCAATGCCGGACAGACATTTGATGCTGTCTATAACCCGGATTTACTCACAGGGGATAATTCGAATATTATCCGGCTACCCGAAGGTACAACGGCTTCTTTAGGAGATAGATACACCATAAACAACATCATCAAAGGCAAAGTTCCTGACAACTATTTCAGCAAGGACGATAAAGAACTTACTTTAAACGGAGTAGTCCAAAAGCGTCTTATGCTCCCGGAAGGTATTCCCTATGTGGATGCTTACAGATACAGCCCTACAGGTGAACGAATCGGCATAGAAGATGAACGCTACGACAATCCCGACAACGTGGAAATGCCGGAAGAAGAAGCTATTGAAGAGATTGTCACATTTGAGGATGAATATCCGAAGTATCTCGGTAGTACTGATGAAGTTCCTGAGCCTAGCATTGGCAAGGAATTAGATGATGATAAGAATCCTACCGGAAACGAATATCCTATTTACACATTCAAGGATACCGGTCTAAAGAACTTTAGTGAGGATTTCCGCTTGCCTGGAGAATTACACTTGATTTTCCAAACCGGAAAGCTCGCCGGACTTGATTTCGAAATATCTCTCAAAGAAAGTGACAATACAGGAACCACCTTTGAAATAATCCGTAATGAGGACTACGGGCGTTATCTGCCGGACGATGTGCTATTCCCACAAGCTGCTCATACAGAAAATGGAAAGGATATCCCTGCTGATACATATATTCTTCATGGATTTGATACGGCATATCTTTCCGAACAGATATTGCCTGATTCCGAGCAAGCACTACTGAAAAAGGCTAAAGATTATGTAAAGAAATCCATGATTGACCCATCCACCTATGATTGTGAGATGGATGCGGATTTCATCTACAATAACGGTAATGTTCGCGAATACGAAGTTGGGGCTAAAGTAAACCTAATTAATAAAGCGTTTTTCCCCGAAGGACGGCAATCCCGAATTATTGGTTTTGAATGGCCGCTTGATATTCCTTACGACCATCCAATTTATACAATCGGTGAAACGGCTGCATATTCACGTATCGGTGAGATAGAAAGCAAGATTGATTCTCTCACCTACAAGGGACAAACCTACTCCGGTTCCGTGGTTGTCGGTGGCGGAACCAGCGTGTATGTTATCGGAGTGAATGACAAGACGCTTCCTTCTGATAAGAACGTCTTTTCTTCCAAGAAATCATTAGAAACATTTCTTCGTAAAGACCAAGCTGATGAAACAAATTTTCGATTAACCGTTTGTGGTTTAACTTCTAAAGAACTTGTTGAGGCAAATAATGGACTTGTTGTCCGCAAGACTGAATTAGTTGAAGGTAGTTCAATATCTCTAATAGAAGAAGGTGAGGATTCACTAGTCGAGGAATTGAATATAAGCGGGAAAGTCAACACATTAGGAGAACTAACAAACGTAAATATTGATGTTGACACTGCCGCACCGGGTTCTTTATTTGTAAAAGAGGAAAATTGGGAAGCCGTTCCACCCGTACTTAGTTCTCTGACAGATTATGATAATATGCTCATGCCTGTATTTCACAAAGTATTAGGTAAATGGGTGTTTATCTCTGTGTCGTCAATCTCTGGCGGAGTTACTCCTCCTGTAACTTTAGAAATGGTATTAGATACGGGTTTATTAGATGTAAATAAATTAGCGTGATATGGATAAGTTAACGAAAGAATTTCAATCGGGCGAGGTGCTAAAAGCACAAGACTTGAATAGCATAAAGGATAAGGTTAACGAACTTGTAGAAGGTGTTAATTCAGGAAGCGGTGACACAATAACCGTTGATTCGTCACTAAGTTTAAGTTCGACCAATCCTGTTGAAAATAAAGTAATCACAGGTGAACTAAATAAAAAGGTAGTTAAGGAAAACGGTAAGGGATTGTCCACTAATGATTATACAAACGAAGAAAAACAGAAATTATCTGGAATTCCGGGACAAGTCTATTCAAAAAAAGAAGTCGATGATAAAATCTTATCGAGTTCACAGGGATTTGTATTCTCCGAGTCAGAAATTCAGGTAGGATCATTTCAGATGTCCGGTAGTGCAGGGGTTATTGAAAATCCTGTATATTCAAAATTCTCTATCCTGCTTGAACTTCCTGTATCTTCCGGGGCAACAAAAGAATACACTATTTCCGATGATCCTTTAGGTTGTAATCTCTATTTTGCGATAGATTCGTTCATCGCCAGCACAGGAGAGACTTTAAAGAGTGAGATATTTGTTTCTATGTATGAAATAATGAAAGTATACGTTGACGATAATTACGCTACAAAAGTTATAGTAAAATGTAAGGAAACAACAACCCTGAATCTTAACGCTTATTTGAACGTGCGTTATATCAAACCGTATTCTGAAAAGATAGAACTTGATATTACTTCTACAAGTGCACTGAATGCAGATTCCGTAGCGATAGAAATTCCAATCTTGAAGTATGATAAAAAAATGCTTGTAAGCTTGACTACTGACGATGCAAATGCATCTTCTTTCTGCCGCGTGTGGGCGGGAGTGAATGGTCGTCCGGTCAGCAATAAATTCTATCATGCCAATCACCTTGATGCGGGAGATATTCCAGATTCGATTGTGGATGCCACTTTAGAAAAGACGTTAGGCTATACGGACGGTTGCGGTAATGAACGCCGTTTTACGCACGGTGTAGCTATCTGGCCTTATGCATCGACAAATGGAAATAATATGATGGACACCACTAATCCTGTTGATCCGTCAGCGAACAACACTTACAGGTTCATGACTCCATATCTTCAATGGCCGGACATGAAAATGATGTTGAAATATGGTTGCAGCATGTATTATCACAATATTGGAACTGAGATATTTGGAAATGATAAAGAGGTGGGCAATGTTATCGCCGGATTAAAAGCCGATTGTGAGAGGGCTATTGAACGTGTCGGCCGCGGGATTAAGATACTTGCCCGTCCGGACGGCAATAATGTATTTCTAACTGCTGCCGCTCAAAGTCCGCATATCTTAATGAGTGTCGCGGAAAATTCGCCGGCGGTAGATATCTTGCCATTTTCTTCTCCGAAACTATTTAAGGCTGTTGGTTCCAGGTTTTTCCCTTCTTCGTCTGAAGGAAATACCGAACAGGATGTAGTAAAAAACAATTTTATAGCGGAATATGCTAAAACGAAGGAACAGCGCAAATGGTTCCATTTCTGCTGTCATACAGTGACGCTTGACTGGGTGAACCTTCTAGTATGGTTTAACGATAATTATGGAAAGGATGGCAGCGATGACATATGGTTCACAACGATTGATGAATACTACGAGTATGATTGTATCAGAAAGAATACTATCATACGTAAATCAGTTGTTGGCAATACCTTACATTTGAGTATTTACCTGCCTAAAGGACAATACTTTTATTATCCGGATTTTACTTTGCTGCTTAGTGGTATAACACAAGTTGACGGAATCACGACAGATGATAAGGTGACAGGTCTTTCCTACATCGTAAAGGACGGCAAATTAATGTTGAATGTAAATACATCTGCTAAGTTGATAGAACTGGCGGAGGAGTTTACAACACATTATGAAGCTACCCGACAGGCGGTATGGAAGAATGACGCATTGTACATAGTAACACAACTGAAGGAAAATCTCAGGCAGGTTTATCTTGACCGCCTGAATGTCAGTCCGACAGCAATCTCTTTGACTTCTATTGTTATAAACAACGATAGCAGTAGTACCTTGATACAGACTGTAACAGTCGCTCCGACATACACAGGGGTTCCTACCTATTACCGAATTGGAGAAACAAGCGATTTGAGTGCGGCATCGTGGATTGCGTATTCAGGCGGAACATTGCAATATACATTATCTTCTGGTTATGGTATGAAAACAATTTATCTTCAATTGAAAAATGCAGATTCAGAAAGTGTCATACGTAACAGTACGATCAGTTATGAAGAACAATCCACCGAAATAATACTAACAGGTCTTGCAATAACAGGACTTATCAATAATTTACGAATCGGTGATGATTGCCAGTTGTCCGTATCCTATACGCCTTCAAACACGACACAGACAGGTGTCCTATGGGATATTGACAATACGGATGTCGCCACCATAGATGCTTCCGGATTGTTACATATCGTTGGAAATGGCACAGCGAATATATCGGTTACTTCTGTGCATAATAGTAGTATAAGTGCCATACAACCCGTTAACATTAGCAGTTCGGAATCATCAAAAGATGTTGCTATTATTTCAGAATATCCTTGGACAGAATACAAACAAGCATTTGTATTTGATGAGACAGCCAATGTATACATAACAATTGCAAATGCAAATAATAATAACGGTTGTCCTGCTGGTGGAGAACCTATCTATAGTGCGGAGACAGGAAAGGCATTACCCGGATGGTATCGTATGTACGATAATGAGAAGGCATCGTATTATGATATTGATACACTGGATAAATGGCTTAGTGCGGCATCTTTCAATTTTGACCTTTCGTCTTTATTTTCTACCCCCTTATCATATCAATATTCGAATAAGTATAACGCTGTTGTATATCCCATTATTGGGTGGAGGGTTCCAAATGGTACCTATAAAGTAAGTATTCTGTCATCAACAACCCAAAACGATCATACTTCTACTGGCCACATTAAAATTAATAAGGTTGAGCAAACTCTTCCTTCTCTTTCTCTTACGAATAATAAGACCTGGATGGAGTTTGATAATATTGTGGTTGATGATGGGAAATTAGCAATTATGATGTGGGCTGAAAAAAGTAAACGTATAGGCTTTAATGCGATAAAAATAGAAAAAATGTCTTGAATTAAACTAGTTGTACAATGGCAATACTGAGTAATGGAAAATTTTATGGTTTCCTCTGTTCGGTCAAAGAGACAGGGCGGAAGCTCACGAACGGAGTAAAAGAATATGTGGAAGACTTCATATCCGGATTCGCCGGACACGGTTGGAAGTTGTGGGAGTACATGACCGGTAAATGGAAATTGGAGATTGATACAATCGTGGTGCGGGAAACTATGCTTGTCTTTGAAATGCTGATAAGTAAAGTGCGGGCAATAATCGGTGCTCAAACAATCAGTCAAGGGCATGGGAAGGTGAAGGCTGTTAGCATCTCAGACGATGGTACAGAATACCTCATTGTATTGGAAAACGAAGATGTGAGTATCGTAGCTCATGATTTCGTGCGCTGTCAGACGTTCGTAGGTAACAAGACAAAGCTTTATCATGTCGAAGTTTCATCGGTTGATGTAGAAACAAAAACTCTGCATGTTCCTTTAACAGAGTTTAATAAGGACGAATCAGGTAATGTACTTTATCCCCCTGTATCGGGCGATGAGTTGGTTCAGTTCGGTAATTCGCAGAATAAGGCTCGTCAATCTGCTATATACATGCATGCTGATGAAACAGGACAACCGGCCATTGACGTAATGTTTGATGTTGACTCAAAGAATTGGGACGGCAAGGTTAAAGTCCGTATGGGCGGCGATATTCCGGGTGGCAATGGATTGAAAGGGTTCTATAGTGTAAATGGTATGGTAAAAGCGGTAGATGATAAAGGTGCTGTTATTTATGAGTTGTCTCCTGATGGTTCGGTTAATCTAGGGAAGGGAAACATTGTGTATAGTCCTACCACCAACAAAGTAACTCTTGGCTCGGGTGTAACCTTAACTTGGAATAATCTAGATAGTGAATCTAAGAAAAACTTGAAGGGCGAACCTGGTAAAGATGGACAAGACGGGGCAAATGGACAGGATGGACAAGACGGGGTAAATGGCAAAGATGGGGCTAGCTTAGTGTATAAAGGCGAGCTATCTTCTCATCCGGCTAATCCTGAAAATGGCTGGTATTATCGTAATACAGTAGATAAGAAATGCTATGTCTATCAGGATAATGCTTGGTATGTTATGACAGTTGACGGTGCCGATGGCGAAAATGGATTAGATGGGGTTAACGGTCAAGACGGTAAGGACGGGCTCGATATTGTATGGAAGGGAGATTCCTCGATTCCGCCTGCTAATCCTCAAAAGAATTGGGCGTATCGTGATACAGATAACGGGCGGGTTTATATCTATAATGGTACAGCATGGGCGTTAATGGTAGCGGACGGTAAGGATGGTATTGATGGTACAGATGGCGACCCCGGTACGGATGGTAAGGATGGAATGAGGGTTTACATAACATATAATGATAGTGAAGAAGAACCGGTAAAACCTGTCGGAGATGGTACTACAAATGGATGGCATACAAATTCAACAGCATCAGTTATCTGGATTTCTCAAAAGGTGGCGGAAAGTGCGGAATCCGGAGAATGGGGTAATCCTATAAAAGTAAAAGGAGAGACAGGGAAGGATGCGAACCTTCTTCCGTGGATTGAGAAATGGAACGGATATGCAACGGAGCTGGGAGAAGAGTATATTGTTACTCCTAAAATGTTCTCCGGTACCAAATCTATTGATGGGAAGTTGACTGGAATAGCGCAAGGAAAGGATTGTTTAACCACTGCTGATGGAACTAAGCGTACTGGAATCTTTGCATTAGTTAATGATGAAATTGTGTTCGAACTTGATCCTATTACTAAAAGATATAAGTTTAAAGGAAGAGTGGAGGTTGAGGACGGAAATATTTCTATTGCGGGCGGGAAAATTCTTTTGAAGGAAGATGGTAGTGGACATCTTGCAAATAAAGCCATAATTTGGGATGAAAATGGTAAGGCTTATGGAGATTTGTTTGATAAACAATATGCTATGAATACCAATTTGGTTGAACTGCCTTCTGTACCTGAGGGATCTATAAAACAAATAATATTACCTTATTTTGTTGTTAGAGCAATATTATCATACAGATTTCAATTTGCAAATCAAAACGATTTTATTGTTTATAAACAAGGCACAACAACAAGAGTAGTAACAGGTGATTCGAATATTGAAATAGGTGGCTTGGGACATGGTATTATTAGGCTTACAGGCGTTTGTTATGATCCTGATATTTCTACTACAAGATGGACAGTAGAAGATATTAATTTTAACTTAAATGGATAATTAAAATTGCTGCGTAGTAAACTTTTACTTTTATCATTGTTTAAATATTTATTATAAGAATATGGAGTTAAATGAATGGCTAACAATACTCGGAGCTTTAGGTGGCTTAGAAGCTATCAAATGGATAGTTAACTTCTACGTTAACCGGAAAACGAATGCTCGTAAAGAAGACGCGGCAGCAGATGCAGCGGAGAATGAAAATGAGCGTAAACAGATTGCTTGGTTGGAAGAGCGTATTGCTCAACGAGATGCGAAAATTGATGCTATTTATGTAGAACTTCGACAGGAACAAGCTGCTCATCTTGATGAAGTTCATAAGCGGCATGAGACAGAATTAAAATTAAAAGAGTCTGATATGAAGCGTTGCGAGGTAAGAAAATGTTTGGAACGCGAACCTCAGACGGGTTACTAAAATAATAAGGAGGAAACGAAATGAAAGTATTGATTGACAACGGTCACGGTGAGAATACACCTGGCAAACGCTCACCAGACGGAAGATTGATAGAGTGGTCCTATACAAGAGAGATTGCTGATATGGTAGTAGCCGGATTGCGCAAGTTGGGAATTGATGCCGAGCGCATCGTTAAAGAGGACACGGATGTTCCATTGTCCGAGCGATGCCGACGGGCTAATGCGATTTACAAGGAGACAGGAAAGAAAGTTATCCTTGTATCTATTCATTGTAATGCTGCCGGTAATGGCAGTTCTTGGATGAGCGCAAAAGGTTGGAGCGTATTTGTATCGAATAATGCTTCTAGTAATAGCAAAAAATTAGCAGACTGCTTGGGGCAAATAGCAGAATGTATTCCGGTTCCCGTCCGAAAGCAGACACCCGGACGGGAATACTGGGAACAGAATCTTGCCATCTGTCGAGATACGAATTGTCCGGCAGTATTAACAGAGAACTTCTTCCAGGACAATAAAGAGGATGTTGAGTACCTTTTGTCTCGAGAGGGTAAAGATGAGGTTACTAGGATACACGTCGAGGGCATTGCTAAATACTTGGGATTATGAAAGCCTTGATTTATATAACCATGTTCCTGATGTCGGGAATATGGTTTACTTCCTGCAAGACTTCCCGGAATATGGAAACTCAAAAGCAGGTAGACTATTCCGGTGAATTGAGTCGTATTCAAAGTATAATTGAGTCATTGAGGACTGATGTAAGTAAGCAAACGAAGATTACTACTGACAAGTTGAGTGATCTGAAAATTGAGAATAAAACAGTTTACTTATCACTTCCGGATTCAACCGGAAAACAATACCCGGTCAAAGAAAGTACTACCACCGCTTCCAAACAGGAGCAAGAACGGACCGAAGTCTATGAAACATTATCTATTACTTTGCAACAATTTTCTAATCGATTGGATATGATAAATAACAAGATGAATGCCTTAATGAATCAGAAAGAAAAAGTCATCGAATTATCTTGGTGGGATTTGCATAAAGATAAAGTTTATTGCTATGTCATTGGCTTGATTCTTGTGGGATGGTTGGTGTGTAAATTTAAGAAATAAGTCTTTCTTCTATTGAAAATACAATTTTTAGGCGAAATTATATGTGAAAAAATACAATATTGTGGAAATAATATATATCTTTGCAGCAAAAGAATATCTCTGTTGGCGCAGAGATAAACTTTAAATTCGGTGATGTAAAAATATAAAATTGTATTTTATGGCAAAATTAAAGAATGTGGCTGAAACAGCCAAAAGGAAGCGTATAATAAACGCTAAAGAATGTGAATACGAACTTCGTGAGTCGTTAGAAAAGCTATTTGATGCTTTTTGGAATGCTGTACGTAATTATGAAAAAGAGGTAATACAAACCCCGTTTACAGCTCGTTGTCGAGGATTTGAAGCCTCCCTCTTAAACTCAAAAATAATTCAAAGTGTTCAGTCTGTTTTTAAAGATGACTGGACATTTGGAAAGTACAAAAGATTTATGCTTAGAGTTAATGGATATATTATGCTTTTTAAGAAATTAAATAGTAAAAATATGCCAATGAATGTTCCAACTCGTTTTTCATCATCTATTCAGAACCAAGAGCAAGGTTATTTGTTTGATATGTATGATAACGGGATAGAACCTATTTTATTTTTTGGATATAATAAAAGTCGTTTTGGGGAGATTATAAATCCAAAATTGGTTTATATCGATGAAAACAAAGTGAGATGGACTATTTCTGAAAATGATATTTCTACAGTTAATAGAACAATGGATGTTCAGCCAGCCGCTGCGTCTCTCTCTGTACGCCAAAATATCAAAAAGAAAGAAGGAACAAATAATTAATAATATAATACATCACCGAATTTATTTTAGAAAACAACAATACTGATAGCAAAAATGGAAATCAACTATAAGCAGATAATATTTGCTCGTGAATATCGAGGTTACTCACAAACCGAGCTTGCTTCTAAGATTGTTGGATTGTCACAATCCAATTTATCTAAGTATGAGAAGGGTATTGGTCCTTTATCTACCGATGTGCTTAATCGCATAATTGATTTTCTGGGATTTCCAACTGACTTTTATGAGAAGAAAATCTCAAATATTGCAGAAAATGCGCATTACCGAAGGAAGAAAGGAATGACTAAAAATGAACGTTCCCAAATAGACCTTTCAAACAAGTTATTAGGTTATATTGTAGACCAAATGGGGGAGTCTGTGGAATTTCCAGATATGTCATTTCGAATGATTGACCTTGAAGATGGATATACACCCGAAACCGTGGCTCAGTACACCAGGAAGTATTTAGGCTTGAAAGATGAACCGGTTCGGAATATATTCTCTTTGCTGGAAAGAAATGGGATTATAATCATAGAATTGGATTATGATGTGGATCTATTTGACGGGGTTTCTTTTTTGACAGATGGTGGATATTATGTGATTATTATTAATAAGAATTTTAGTAATGACCATAAAAGATTCACTTTAGCACATGAACTGGGACATTTGATCATGCATACTTCAAATGAGTTTCTAATCTCTGAATATAGGGATAAAGAAGATGAAGCAAATAGATTTGCTTCAGAATTCCTTATGCCTTCTGATGCTATATCAAATTCTTTACGTGGACTAAAACTGCAGTATTTGGTGGAATTAAAAAGATATTGGTTAACCTCCATGGCATCTATTGTACGTAGGGCAAAAGATTTGAAATGTATTACTAATGAAAAATATAAATATTTTAGTATTGAACTAAGTAGAAGAGGATATAGAAAAAGCGAACCTGTGAATGTATATATTGATATGCCGAATATGTACAATGAAGCTTATAAACTTCATAAGAATGAATTGGAATACTCAAATGAGGAAATGGCAACTGCATTTAGTTTGCCTATTGATGTTCTTACTAGATTTTGCTGTCCTACAAAAACTAATTTGAAATTAAGATTGAGTATATAATCTGTATATCTTATAAATATAATCATCATATGGCTAAAACAATAAAAAAATTCACTTATGCGGTGAAAGATAAATATGATAATATGGTAACTGTGTATGCAAGAATTGAAAAGGAAGGTGGTTTGTATTACTGGTATACAAGTCATTTGACAAAACCGCAAGATGCAGATGGAATAGGAATATATAATCCTTCTAATGTTGAGTCTAATCTTGATACTGCTGAAGCATTTTTGAAAGCATATATTAGTATGATGAAAGATTCTAAAGTAATTGTACCAAACAATCATTATTGATTTATTATTTTAGAGATAAGTTGTGTTCTATTAATGATAAATCCTTTTTATATTGCCCCGTCTCTTTGATTCGGGGTTTTTCTTTATCCACCTCCAAAGTATCGCTATCTTTATGCTATAAAAGATTATTTTATGTGATAGTCATGTGATCGGCTCGGTACGAAAGATTCGGGGCTTTTTTCTTATTCATAATCAAACTTCTCGTATCTTTGCAAAAAAAAGACCCATAATGAAAGTCAAACATGAATATGAAAGAATGCCGGCCAATGAAGTTTGGAATGTAGTAGTAGCTTATATTAATAAGAACAAGCAGTTTTTGTCCTCTACTGGTATTAAATATAACGCCAAGGTCATAATTGATTCTATAGAATACAAAGGTGGAAGGGAAGGAAGTGTTAGAGCCACTGAAGGAGAGTCTATCAGTAAGAATCAATTTATTTCCGCATTTAGGCAAATCCGTGACATGGAATGTATCAATACAAAAAATGTCAAGCCATATATTGATAGAAAGCAAAGTCCATTTGTAGGCTTACTAAAGTCCGTCGGCATCATTGAGTAAGATACGGTTCAGGAAGTTAAGAAGAAACGAAGCGCTTGCTAAATTTGCTATAAATAATCGGTAGCTGAATAGTCACCTATTTTTATGCTCTCTGCAGAATACTAGAATCGTAAATTTTCATTTTCATAAATAATTGGCGGAATAGTATTCAAATTAAAAAATAATTAGTATATTTGTGTACAGACGTGGATGTCTGTTGTATCATCTCTCTACGGAAAAGTTGCTAGTTTTCGAGAACGGGAGACAATACGTTATTTACTCCAAAAGGAATGAGCCTCGACTAAGTGTAGTCGGGGCTTTTATTTTGTGCTTGTTTCCCTGTATTTTAATATTAAAATATGTATCTGTAGTTTAATTTAACTTATTCACATGACTCAAAAAGTGCTATTCTTGGAGATATGAGTAAGTTTGTGCAACTTTAAAATTAAACATTATGGCAAAGAAAATTGGATATATTGAAAAGGATGGAGTAATATTTGTATCTGTTAAAGACGTATTTGAATATCTATATGAAGTGGAGGTAATTGCTACAGAAAACCAAATGTGTACGTCTCGATGGGATTTTGAAAAGAATATCCTTAAACGTTTATATGATTGTCATAAGAGTGGCGAACGGACAGATGCTGATATTCCTTGGATAATGGATAGAGAGTTTTATTGCCACTGGCTACGTTTTGAATATACTGACTTCACGAAGGTTATTAAGACCTTGCGAAACGAAAAGGAAATCAAAAGGATTGCAATGCTAATTGATTTGCATGATTTCTCACGGAGCAAGTTATTTGTGAAGCGAAAGTTTGCACTAAAATAATATTTGTAGGAAAGAGGTAGCCGAATAAGCTACCTCTTAATTGTATATCGTCTTTTCCCAATCATCCAGTATTCTATATACAGCTCTATTAAAAAAGATATTCTCGAAGTTCTTCAATTGCTTGTTGTACACTTCTGACTACAACGTATTTGTTTCGGCAACTTTCAGCCTGCTTTTGGAACTCTTTTTGATGGTCTGACTGTTTACCTGTCTTAATCTTAAACTCCAAGCAGAGCGAGGCAAAGCCTTTTTTCGGAATGAGCACAATTACGTCAGAAACACCTGGTTTTACTCCTTGACGTTTAAGATTAGCAGCCTCCCTGACGTGACGACTGCCGCCATTCGGAACAGCAAATACAAGCTTGTCCGGAATATTAGGGAAATATAAAGGAATAAGTTCGAAGAATTCTGTTTGTATCCGAGCTTCCTCGTTATTATGTACTTCTTTAGAACGTGGAGGATTACGCTGGTCTGCATAGCAATTATAACACATAAAACCGGTACCGGCCTTAATGACCGATACCGTTTCCTTTTTACATAAAATGCACTTTTCTTTTTTCATAATTTATTTTCTAAAAAACATATCTCCTGAAATAGAGCGGGCAGTATCATCACCGGTTAGCCGGATATATCGGAAGAAGTTTTGCTCTGTCCGATGCCCGGTCAACTTCATTATTTCCAGTGTCTTCATGCGTCCGGTCAGGTACATGTTGGTTGCAGCACTCCTTCGGGCGGTGTGACTGCTAATCAATTCCCACTTTTCACGGGTGACAGTTACAAGCTTCCCGCCTTTTGTGAATGAGTATGTAATCAAGTCATTCAGCCTTATTTCTTTCATGATTACTTTCAGATACTTATTAAAGTACTGGATGCATAAGCCACCGGGCACACAGCCGTTGTACTTCTCGAATATCTCTTTCACATAGTCATGAGCTGGGACTTTTACATCAACGTTGGTTTTCATTGTCCGAATCATGATATAACCGTTTATCAGGTTCTGACTTGTTAACCTTGAATAATCGGAGTAGCGAAGAGCGGTAAGGCATCCCAATACGAACATATCCCTTATGCGCTCCTTGGCTTTCCGTTTATCTTGCTTCTCAAACTTGTAGTAGTATATCCTTGTGATTTCATTCATTGAGAGAAAGACTGCATTTGTAGGTTCGCATTTCAAATCAATCTCATCGTAGGTATTATCTACTGCATAGTTATACTGCGATGCCCGGCGAACGAGTGTTTGAATTTTCATGATATATCCAACTATTGTATTATGCCGAAGACCTTGGTCTTCTAGGTAGATGATAAAATCGTCGATAAATTCAGCCGTCACCGAATTGGTAAATATATTGCAGTCAAACTCTAATGAGAAGTTATCTATGTGTTTTATGATAGCATCGTAAACGGCTGCATAGTGTTCAGACTTGCGTCTGCTTCGCTTTTCAAGAACATCCCGGATGAAGTCGGTGAAGTATATACCTTCTAAGGGCTTCTCTTGCCGGAAGTGGTTAATGTAGTCCTTTCTCGCCGTGCGGGTGGGGACAGGTTGTAATACTGATAATGCTTTGGTCGTATCATTTTAAATGGTTAATTTTGATTCCATACTTTATTACCTCTGAGTAGAGTGAATCTACAGCAGGCTTAATTTGTGCATCTACCAATATATCGGTAAATGAGTCGTCTAACAAGGTGTAATTTTTCAATTGATAATTTACGCCCTGTGCATCAAGCAGATTTTTGAATTGATCTGATTCTGATTCGTTGTCGAAAGTGTAGGTGTATTGTTCCATATTTATTTTGCTTTTAATTTTTCTTACTGCGATATTCAGGGGTAAATATCAATGCCAATAACACCCATACACTTTTTGTCACCCATAAGGAAAATCCTATCAGAGAGAAAAAAGCAACATAAATCAATGCGATACCTATATTCTTCATATCTTATTTTTATTTGAGTATTGTTTACTAATATCCATCCTAAATAATGTTTAAAAAAGATGAACATAAGTTTATGTATGATGTAAAGTCTTTAAATTCCTAGCTTCTAAAAACGCATCTTTTGTCAGCCTCTCTAACAGTACTTTTTTGGCATCATTTTTGTATCATTTAAATAGGCAGTTTTATCCCCTGTCTTTTAATTTTATGAAAAAGGAAATAATGCAATTAGGATTTACTGAGTTCCCTAAGTATTCAGCAGACGGATGGACATGTTTTAGGTTTGGAGAAAAATGGTTATGGGTTTTCATAAATGATTCAGAAACAATTATGAAAGCAGAGCCTGATGATCTCATTGAGCTAACAATCGAAGAGATTAAAGAATTACTAAAATTGTTTTTCCAATCCCAAAAACCGTAATCAATTCTCCTTTGGCAGAAATTCTGCCAAAGGAGAATTATTGTCGCTTGATAAACTGCAAAAATATTCATCTTTATCTTGTTATTCGTTAAACTCAATTTTCTGCTGCAGTACTTCATCTGCGTAATACTTGTCAAACCCTTTATCACTTATCCACCAATTAAAACCAAATTCAGCATCGGTAAAGTTGTGGTTGATATATCCGGCATCAATGAGCTTTTGTATGGTCTGAATCCATTTACGTTTCACATGAGGAAAACGCTGGCAGTCTTTTCGTTTATCCTTGTAGTTTGACATCGGACAAAGAATACAACCTATTCGCTTATATCCTTCATCGTACAAAGAACAATGCTCTATCTTATTCCCATTCAGAAAATCCCACACGTCTCTGTCAGTCCAATGGATAATCGGAGAAACAAGGATCTTGTCTTTGCCTCCGACACAAGTAACCATCTGTTCTTTGTGCTCTGAAAATTGGTCGAAATTCCCGCTGAATTTATGGCTGCTAATCTCAATTTCTTCACGTTTAGAGCGCCGCACACTTTCAGCTTTACGAATGCCGATCAAGGTGACTTTACCTGCACCGGACATTTCTTTAAATTCAGCACAACACCAGCGCATCGTTCGTGTAGGAATAATATGCTTTTTTAGAGCCATGTCATAAATAGACATTTTAGGCTTTATCAGTTCCACGTCTGGGTAATTCCTCTTCACAAATCGAATAACGTCCGGAGGGTCAATGCTCGTAAGGTTCATGTGAGCCTTGAATTTCACTCCTGCCATTACCGCAAGATGGTAGAGGACTTGACTATCCTTGCCGCCGGAGAAGGCTAAATAAAAGCCGTTATCCGGGTCGTAGTCAAGTGCCATCTGTTCACATTTGCGAAGCAAAGCGATGGAGTATTCTATCTTAGATTGCAGGTTCATTTGATTCCTTTCTATTTTGATTTTAATTAATATTTATCCATTTACATATCATTTACATACTGTAAATCAATCATCTCATTGTTTTATAAATAACTATTGCCTATCTTTGTTGTCTAATTTTAAAAATAAAAATATGTTAGTAATTAAATCTACAAAAGAAGGCTATGAGCTTAATCAAGGGATTTCACTGAGATTGTTTGAGCCATCCGGAAACACTGTTGTAAAAGTAGTATGTGAAACTCCTTATTACGGGGAACCGAACCATTTAGAAAACGCTATTTGTAATCACATAAATAGCTTAATGCCTGATGGCTATACAGTAAAAACCAATCATGTGACTCTTGAATCAAGTACTGGAAGTGATATGAAAGGCAAATATGTCGAATCCCTAATGTTTCAGATTTATATCTAATCTCAGTAAAGTCCTGACTACCTATTCAGGACTTTTTCATTTATCGCTTTACTCATTTCTATCTTCGGTATTGAGAGTTAATACTTCTTCCCGTGCATTTTCTCACGAAATTCATTATACTTCATCTTTTGCTCAATGTGCCAGAATAAATCTATATTAAGATGGCAGGCCAATCCGAAAACAGACATTAACATATCATTCACGGTTGTAGGGAAATCGTAAAGACAGTCATATCTTGCCGGTAAAATAGATATTGCATAAATAGACTCTGTGAATGTTTCATCTTTGCAAGCTTCTGACATATCATCAACGTTGTTATTCAGGTCTTTCATAGCAAGGCTTAGATCAATGCCACGTAATCCGGCTAAGTCAAGCAAGCGGATAACTGCATCGGAAAGCTCATCCTCTACTGTGTCTTTGATATATCTATTGAATACGTTAATAAACTTTTCTTCATTCGTTAGCCACCCCTGACACTCAGCATATTCACCGATCTTATACTTTTCTTTATCAAAGTGTCTATTTTTTCTGTCTGCTTCCACAGCCTCCATAAGCTCGGATATTACGAGGCAAAGGCAGTGTTCATTACTCAATTCGTTGTCGTGAAAACCATGTTCACAAGCGATTTTATATGCCCTATCACAAAGGGCGTTCAAATTAATATTATTCATTTCTATTCTGTTTTATGTTGCTCACCTTATAAATTAGGTGAGCAAAAAGTTTATTGTTTTCTTATGTGGTTACTTTCTTGAAAAACGTCCTATCAGGTTCTTCTGAAAACTCATATATTTGTCCGACACGGAATAACTGTTTTGGTATGAGTGATTGCTTATCTAATGCGTAGCATTCCTTGATACAGATATATTTCATTTTTTTTGATGATTTGAATTTACTTGTACCAACGTCCACCACAATATTTACATACGAAATATTTTCCCATACTCATCACCTGAACTTTTTCATCAACACATATACGACACATGCAAACATTGTGGTCGCCATCTGACACGGGTTCCTGAATTTTATCGTATTCCCAAAAAGATAGTTTGCCTTTAGCCGGTATTGGTTCTGGAAATAATATGGGATTAGCTAATATCCAGTTATAAATAGGATTTTCATAATAGCCTTTACTAGCATCTGTTTTCTCTGCCCATTTAGAAGGATGATTGATTGAGCATCCAATTATTTCTACACTTCCAATGATAGCAGAATTGACAATGCCCTCTGCACATATTATTTTTCGTTGAAACTCAACAGGCAGACTATCCCATTGAGCTTTTGTAAATACACTATTGGGATTTCTCATTTCTACAGGTTTTCCACTTGCATGGATTAACACTCTATGCCCTATGTATTTCTCTGGACACGCCCAAGTACGGTTCTCGATGTTTTTAAAACCGTGGACTATCAAAGAGGCCCACGGTTGTTTTATTGTTATTGCTTTCATTTCTTATTTGTTATGAATTAGTGTAAACACCTTCATCTTCACTTACTACCTCTTTTAAAATCTCCGCACACTCTTCATTTGAGTAGTTTTGCAGCAATTCATCAATATGCTGCATTATATCATTTACTTCCATACGCTTTCTTTGCCATTATATTAATTAACTTTATTGTCTTATCACTCAATTTGCCATTAGCTGTTGTAACGTGCTGGATGGACTTATGTAATTGGATTCTGCTCATATTTATTTCAATATTTAAATTCAATTTATCTACTTTAAAATCCCACAATAAGCCAAGATTGCCAAGGTGGTAAATATACCTATTACCGATATTAAATATGATATTATCAAAGTCTCAAATTTATCATCTTCTTTCATATTTGATTGAATTATTCTTCGTCGTCATAGTCTGTATTAAAGATACGTGCAACCATATCGACAATATTTTCTTCTATATCCTCGGTAGAACCTGTTACGGCATTAGCGATATTTTTCTTCTCTTGAATTATGCGATAGACTTTTTCATCAATAGTTCGCCGGCCAAGGAAGTAGTAACAGGTAACAGAGTCTTTCTGTCCAATACGATGCGCCCGGTCCTCACATTGGCAACAGTCGGCATACGTCCAGGGGAACTCAACAAAGGCAACGTTGCTTGATGCAGTAAGTGTTAAACCAACTCCGGCCGCTTTTATTGAACAAATGATAATATCTGCCTTGGGATTATTTTGAAAGGCGTCAACCGCTCTTTGCTTCTCATCCAGTGAATCTCTTCCGGTAACTGATACGGCGGTAGGGAAGTAGCGTTTTAGTTGGTCGACAACTTCATGAAGAGAACAAAAGAGAATTATCTTCTTTCCGTTCTCTCGGAAATCTTTCACAAATTCAATAACATCACGTACTTTGCCGCGAGCCGAGATATTACGTAGAATTCCTATCTTTACCATCACTTCGCCACGCAGAGCTTTTTCTATTTTTTCGTCATCGGCATCCTTGTATTTCTGCAAGTACATAATCAGGTCACGTTCTGCGTCCATGTATTCTTTGCGATTAGTAATCTCGCAAGTGTTTACTTGGCGTATCTTATCCGGTAAGTCTGTTAAGACAAGAGATTTTTCACGACGGAACATACAATGCTGCCAAAGATTGAAATTCAGTTCTTTCAAATTAGAAGCCTCTCTTTGCCCGGAACAATATCGGTTGACGAATTCTTTGTATCCGCCGAAATCTTCCATGCGATTCAAAATTGCTAGTTGAGGAATCAAATCTTTAGGCCTATTAACTACTGGTGTTCCGGTCAACTCGATAACCCATTCTTTACCGGTACATATACCTTTGCAAAATTTAGCTTGCTGGGTAGATGCAGATTTGCAACGGTGGCTTTCGTCAATGATAATTGACTTGAATAGATTGATTGAATTTCTAAATTCGACATCGCGCAGTGTCCAGCCTTCGGCTTTCTTTATACGTTGTACAAAGTACTTTTTCAGTGATTCATAGTTGACAATAAATACCTGATGCATTCCAGTTTGGTAAAAGAAAGTCCAAGTATCACGTACTTTATCAGTTAAAACCATTGCTTTCTTATCAGTAAACTTTTCCCATTCACGCATCCAGTTAATTTTTAACGAAGAAGGGCAAATAACGAGGCAAGGGAAAGCATTGGCAAGGTTAATTGTTGCAATACTCTGCAATGTCTTACCAAGTCCCGGTTCATCACAGTTCATAAATCGTTTAAGTTCCAGTCCTCGAGCAATACCTTTAAGCTGATAAGGATACGGCTGAATTTTTAAGCTATGGGGAATAGCTAGCTCCGGAAGCTCCGGAATATCATAAGCAATATCTTCTTCCTTTTTTTCATTACCACTAAGCCAATTTATATTCTCAAATTGCTGTATTTGATATATCATCCTTTCAAGGTCAACTCTGCTCCGGGTTGGTACTATCCAAACTTTCTTGGAACCGTCAAAGTGTCTTCCAGGAATCTGCCGGACCCGTTCTATAATAGAAGGTTTATACTTGAATGATAATTCAAAATTATCTCCTTTTAATTCGATATTCATGATTTAGAGTGTTTAGTAGGGGGAAGCTATCCCCCTATGATGATTGTGAGTTATGCGGTTGCATCAAGAGGGGTAGGGGCTTCTAGTTTCTTTTTCCGTCCTCCCTTCTTTGGTTTGTCTTCTATAACAACAGCTTCTTCCGGTTCGTCGGTCTCAAAATCTAAGCGCTCTTGGCGGATTCCCCATTTTTCTTCAAACAGATAACTTTCAACTTCCGCATCACAAGCGGCAGCGTCAATACTTAATTCTTCGTAGTAGGGGTATTGTTCGTCAAGGAGAGGAACGAATATTTTCAAGTCAACGACTTTGCCGGATTGAAGAAGTTTTGCTCCCATGATACTGATTCCAGAAACTCCTTCGACGCTATCATTAGAGTAACCTGTAATGATGTAATTCTCCAATATTTCAGAATATCCGGGAGACATAAAGCTGTCCTTATTGATATTAACAGCTTCTGGCTGCTCGCACAATACGACGAGATGTAACTTGAGGCGATTAAAAGTCTCTCTTAAATCGCTGTGGATAATCTGATCGCAGCTCTTGTTAATTACATTCGTATAGTTTGCTTCAGAGAATCGCTCATTGTACACTACATTCAAGCGGTCTTTCTTGACGACTGCCTTCTTGATTTCATTTTTTGCTTGTTCCATAATCTTCTTTTGTTGATAAAGTGATAATACTAAATGTTGATACAACTCCCATGACGGCAGCCGTAGTTATTTCTCTTGTTGTTGCATCTTCTCTTTGAGAAGAAGATAATGCTGTAAACAGACCGATAACGGCCAGCCCGATTGTGACTTTTTTCAAGATTCTCATAATGATTACTTTTTGTTGTTATACATGCCGGACATTTTCATTTCCTCTTTGGCCTTACTTATTACTGTTACACACCATGATAGTTGATGCGTTGCTGTCCGGTTGCAGCGTTCGCACCAGTCTACCAAGTACCGTTCTTCCCTACATAGAGAGTTGACTAGAGCATTTATCGCCGTCGCTGTTGCTTTCGCATTCTTGGCTGTATCGACGAGTGTTTGCATGACTTCGGACTTCATAGTTTCATTGAGCCAATATTTTGAGTCTGCAAGCAGTTTGCCGGAGCGGGCAACATATACAGCCAAGTCATTACCGCGCTGTACAGCTTCCGCCGCATCTTCGCTCATAGTTATATTGAGAAATGAATCTATATTGGTTAGTTCAGCCAATATTTGTTCTCTTGATGTAATAAGTAAGTTCATATTGTTTTTAGGTAAAATATAATCAGACCATTAATTGCCACCATTTGAAAGCAAGGTCCTCGTACTTCTCTTTTCCTCTGATATATGTAGGATGATTCCGGTCGGTGATAAAATGCTTGAATATCTTGCAGTTCTTTTTAGAGATTGCATAAATGAAATCCTGTTCACTTCCTGCGATATCCATATACCAGGCACGGGAGCGGTCCCAATCAAAGAAATCAATTGCTTCATCAAACTGTGCCTGTGATTCTGCAAAAGTTGTTTTTAAATCGCCACCAAAACCGTAAGCAGACAACCACCAATCCCATTTACAGCGAGTATCGAGGTGATAGGCAAAGTTTCCATAATGGAACTCCTGCTGCTTATTTACCATGAACTTCTGTGTATCGGACTGCGCTAAAACGACGGCAAGGAATTGATCCTTCTCCGCTTCCTTCCGGAGAGCCTTACGCATTTCAAGTCCTAATTCAAATTCTTCTGTCGTGTACACATAATCATCTACCATTAGCTTATCATACCGAACACGGTCATTCTCTGTTATAAGAGCATCTACAAGCGTTCCGAATTTGAATGCTTTCTCTTTATCCCCGTACTGAACACGAGGATAAAGATAGTTTTTAAGTTCTGTCAGGTCTGAATTGCTGACTTCTGTACGTGAGTAATATGAATCAGGATTTGACATAACTATTTAGCTTTTACATCTGCTTCGTAGCGGATAAATTGTGATTCGATATGTTTTTGCTCTTTGCTGTTTGCCTGCTTTTCGCAATAGGTAATCATCTTCTTAAAGATTTTCTCCAGTTCCTCAATCGGTAGGGATTGGCCTTCATTTATCCACCACATTTGGAATATTTCAATAAAACCTTGCTGGTGAAGTACTGCAATTTTCTCTTTTACCTTAGCGTTTGTCGGAGGAGGTGCAATAGACGCTGCAGCCGCCCCAAAAAGGCTACCGATTGAACTTTGCTGCGCTCTCATTGCAGTCTCTTGTTTAGCTGCTTCTTCCTGCCTTTTTATTTCCTCCATTTGTTTTGCAGTTTCTTCCGCTTCACGTTGCTTACGTTGCCTTTCCGCCCTTGCTGCTTCTTCTGCATTTGAAATACGAAGTTGTTCCAATTCTGCCAACTCTTTACGTTTAGACGGAATACGGTCGATAAGGTCCTGGCGGATACTTGACAGTTTTGTTTTGTACAGTTGGGCGTATTCCTCATATTTACCCTGTAACACATTTTGCCGGATTTCCTTCTTTGTATCCAGGCTGATATAATAAGTAGCAGAATCTCCTACGAATTTATCGAAATGCGTTTTAGGATAATCAGTCTGAAAAATGGTAATACCGATAACTTCGCGGTCAAAATTCGCATAAGTAAGCCCTGTGAAGATATTCTGTAATTCGGAAATCTTAGATGAAAGATACTGGTTGAAATAAGAAAGGAGATTATTCTCAATTGCTTGTTGATAGCTTGCTTTCTCTGAATCAACTCTAGCTTTTTGCTCGGCTGCTTTTTTTCTTTTCTGCTCTTCTTCATATTTGAATTTAGCATAATCATTGCGTTTTGCAACAAGCTTACCGGGGATAGTAGATACATCTTTAGGGTCGATTTGTTTTTCTTGTGAAGTGAAGAAGGAACGTATTCTATCGAATATCTGCGTAATAGGTTTACGACGTTCGTCCATATTTTTAAGAGTCACATTGACCTTTTTCAAATAGTCGGCTGCTGCTTGGTCTATTGTCTCATTCATGCCTTCTCCTTCGATTGTATCGAGGAGAGCCTGACCGGCTTCATTGCATTTCTTGACAGAGTTCGTATTCTTTCCTATAATATCTGGAAAGGATGATAGAATACTTTTTACTTCATCTATTTTGATTAATTCTGTTGCCATAATTGTTTTTTTTAATTGGTTAGTAAATACTTAGAAGCCTCCGTCTGCATCATCTTCAGATACTGTTACTTGTACAGATTCCGGAGCATCTAACTGTTTTTCTTCACCGAAAGGAGTATTAGGGTCTTCTACCGATTGAACAGGTTCATTAACCTTGTTCTCATCGACTAAACCGTAGTCGATTACAGGTTCTTCCTGTTGTGTCTCCATAGATGTGTAATTTCCCGTACGTACTTTAGGATAGGCGTCGAAAGCATGTTTAATCATCTTGTTTTCAAGGAACCCAGTATCAATATTACCACCATTAGAGGTATATAGAGAGTTAGCAGTTCCCTTGTTTTGCTTTGCAGAGAACGTTGATAAGCGCTTCCAATCTGATTCCATCATCCAGGAGTAATCAACTGACCCGTCATTACGTACAATACGTATAAACACGGCAACCGGCTTGTCTGACTTTCTCGGGAAAGCTCCCTCATACTCTATTGATTTAGCGCCGTTTATACCTATAATAGGACGGAATTTATCCCCTTCAAATACTACTACTGGGTTATCTACATAGCGGACTTGTCCGGCACGTTGGCGCATATATACTTCACCGTAGGCTGAAACTGTAAGCCCAGCGCGTTTCTCCCATATATCACCACTAGGAGTCTTTACCTTAACGTTACGGGGAATTAAATAGCACTGTGGTCTGCCTGATTGGTCAAGTGAAAGACCATTCACGGCCATATCAAGGAAACAACCGAAAAGGGAAAGCTTCGTGCATTCTTGTAGAGCTGGCGTTTCAGTCAATAACTTATTGAAATGAAATTTCTCACGATTGTAAATTTGTTCACCCATATCTGTTCCCCAGATGGCGTTATACATACCGATAAATTTCTGCTCTACTTTTTCATTTTCTACGATTTGAGTAGGTTTTAGCGCACTTAGCTCCTCTACTCTGATTTGAATTGTATTACTCATAACTGTTTAAATATTAGTTGTTTATTAATCTCCTTGATATACTCCGCGGCTATATTCTTCCATTAATAGAATATCTTCTGCCGTTGGCTCTTTCCTTATATCCTTTTTATAAGGCTTAATCTCTACAGGAGAAGGAGTATAGTTCTTTTTTCGCTCTTCCATAGCGTCAAGTTGCTTACCAACGCTTTCTTGCAGAGCCTGCAACATTTCTGATGATTTCGGTATATATGTCATACAGCTATCTGCATTAGTTGTTTGATAATGTTGTCCGGGACTTTATTATGTAAATCCATCATTGCACTGGCAGTTTCCAGTTCTGAGCGTTTCACATAATATTTCCCTCTTTCCTTATTATTTGCCGGATAAAACTTAATCCAAGCTTTTTCGCGCCATTCAGTGATAAGGCGTTTTCCGTATATATCTTCCGCTTGGGATATCGTTACCACTTCGGGAAGTAGTCCCAGCATCGTTAGCGTTTGAACAGTCCCAATTTTAATACATCGGGCGACCATCATTTCGAAGCAATTTTCCATAATCTCTTAATAGGCTGTTTCTTGTTACTTTTGAATGGTGTTGAGCTTATTTTATTACTGAAACACACCTGCATCTCTATGCTATGCTGCCTGATTAATATTGATTAGAGTTCATATACTTCTTCAATTCGATTTCTTCTTATTCTTGCCCGCCGACTCCGGTTAAGGTCGTTGTTGCAGTCAAATGCAATTTGAAAGGCAATAATTCCAAGAAATGAAAGAGCTATGATTGTTTTTTGTAGTTGCTTGAAGTCGATATTTAGAGCGAACACTCTATTTATCCACCAAGCACCAAGTTCGTTTAATTTGCTGGTTCCTGTCTTTTTGTAAGCCTTGTCTAACAGGACATTTACCGTTCCGTAGGCAGTACCTAATCTGTCGGCAATCTCCTTCTTTGCCAGGCCACAAGCAGCCAGTCCCGCTATTTGATTTTCCCGCTTGGTTAGGGCAGAATCAGCTTGCAGTTCCATGATGCAAAGTTTCCAATTCGGCTGCCGCCCTGGAGACTCCCTTGGTAGCTTCCAAAGATTCATTAGCCATTCGTACAGCTATATTCAATACTTTTGTTTTGAAGGTTGAGCGAGCGGAAACAGGCTTGTTGTTGAGGATATTGTGCACTGTACCCTGTGAACAACCGGCTTCCTTCGCAATCTGCTTTTCGTATCCGTAAGGCAGATTAGCTTTGATAGTTTCTAATTGATTTTCCATATATTCTTATATTAATGATTATAGTTCCCTGGAAGGCAGCCAAGCCCGCCAAGGATAACGTATCGCTGTTGTGCGGATGATTAAAGATTCATTCTACCTCGTAGCCTCTTTCAGATTCTCCATAACCGGAAGGCGCATTCTCAAAGGGTTTGCATCGAAAACTAAGCCAGCATGCTATAATTTCACCCTGCTGATTTATATTTCAATTGCTTACGTGCTATCTCAATTTCTTCTCGTGTTACGGTTATACTATCGCATACACCACGAATAAGCTGCTTACGGGTATAATATACTCTCTCCGCCATTTTTCTAAACACGCTTCGGTCTTTGCCTTCTATCCGGTTTTTCATTATATCCAACTGTTTGCGGGAGATGTGGGTAGCGGCTTTCATACTCTCATAAAATGAACGGTTAAATTCCGTACGAAACTTCGTATCAGCGAATAAGGATATGAACACTTCTTGCACAATCCCCGCTTCTATGAGATAGTTGTATTGGAAGGCGTGCTCTTCGTTTTTAAAGAAAGCGTTTACTTTTGCCTTATCAAGAGCAGCTTGGCACTCAAAACCGATGCCAGTAATATTGTTGTCGCCTAATCTCGCACCGCATATAGCACATCTATTATCATTCATAATTGTATGGTGTTTTTTGATGATTAGAAATCAGCTTTGAGTTTGAGTACTCGGAGAACTTCCTTGAGTTCACTGTTGGTATAGTTCCTGGCAATCTCAATGCTTACGCAATTGTGATTAGCGGCAATTTGGATAGCCCGCTCTTTGCTTACCTTGTAAATTTTCTGTTTCATATTCCTTTTTGATTTAGAGTAAATAATCTATTTTGTTAACTTTATTACCTTTTATTTTGGCGTTGCCAATGTTTTGCGCTAACTTTATACTGCAAATGTAATTAAAAACATTACACTGTAATTAAAAGAAAGACAAAAGGTGTAATCTATTAAGATAATTTAATAATATTCGTATGCATATAGGTAACAAAATTAAAGAAGAAGTCTCTAAAAGAAATATAAGTGTAACAGACTTTGCAAAGTTGATAAACAAAAGCAGACCTTATACTTACTCAATATTTGAAAAAGAAAATATTGATACAGAACTACTTATACATATTTCATCTGTTTTAAATTTGTCACCAGCATCATTCTTCGAAGATATAACACCTAGTGTAATGCAAAATGGTACAAAGAATGTTTTGGTTGGTAGAGATAATAACGGTAATATATCAACTAATGAATGCCAAGATAAACTTGAAGATGCTATGATAGAAATAAAGCATTTGAAAGCTGTTATTGAAGGCAAGGATAAACTTCTTGAGGAAAAGGAACGATTGATTAATGTATTAATGAATAAGTAGAATATTAAAAGCTCAAATAAAACAACTTATAAAATATTAGTATCATGAAAAACATTTTATTTTTAACGATGACTGCATTATTAACAAGTTGCACATCAAATCAACAGCAAACAGTAAAACTATCAAACGAAATAGATTCTTTGAAAGCAGAGTTATCTACATATAAAGAAAAATATGGAGAACTGAAGACAATAGATGAAAAAAATAACATATTTGGAATTTGGGAATTATCTCATTATGTTGACGATTTTGGAGAGAAAACACAGGAAAGGTATATACGTACCTTTTGTACAGGTACATTTAGCAACTCAGCAACCACAAATTCAGAATTAGGTGTTCAATTTATTATCGACAAATCAGGTATGAGAATACAACTATATGAATACAATCGAAATCACCCAATTAAAGGTGAAGGATTTTTTAAATTTAAAGCCAAGAGGTCTGATGGCGAAACTTTAGAATTCAAAACCTATAACGCAGAAAACGGGAGCAACTTTGTAGAAGAAGAGTATTTTGAAGCGCTAATGACTTTTTTACAAAAAGAAGGAGAAGCTAAATTTATTGCAGAATCTTCAAGTTCGAGTACATTAAGCAATTATAAATTCTCACTGACAGATACTTCATATCTAAAAGAGGCACTATCAAAAATATAAGTAGAGTTCAAGAGTCTAGTTAATTGATTGCTTAAAAAAATATTTTTTCATGAATGACGTTGAAGAATTAAATAATAAACTAAGGCATTTTGATAATCCTGAAAAATTTAAGAAATTTGTTTTACTTACATATAAAAAAAATAGATGTTGGTTGGTGCAAAAAAAATATGAGCGGCTATTAAAAAATTATGATTCTCCTACAAATCGATGTACTAAAGAATTTCATGAAGTTATAGCGTATTATATAAGATGGGGTCTACTAACTAAAAATGAAAATAAAGAAGAAAACAAAGCAGCTTATATAATATCGCCAAAAGGGATAAAGGCTTTAAGTTGGAGATATATTGCACCACAAAAACCTGATTGGTTAACTGAGAAGGGGCGTTTTTGGATAAATGCATGTATTTCAATTCTTGCATTAGTATTATCCAATATAGCAATCTTTAAATCATGTAATTAGGAACATATTATGAATATAGAAACATATATAAGTCTTGGCTTATCTGCATTAGCTGCAATTGGAGCTTCATATACTTATGTTGTACATACTAGAAGGCTTAATTCACAGCAAAAGCAAATCAATGATTATCAACTCAAACACTTAAAAGAAGAGGAAGATGAAAAGAAAAAAGCATTGATTCAATGCTGTAATATATCTATGCCAGGAACTCAAATGGATATCTTGCAAATACAGAATATAGGCAGTGCTGCAGCCTACAATATTAATTTTGATATAGATGAAGAAGATATTCAATTTAACATGAGTGACGAATTATTTCCATTTCCTAAACTATTACCTGGGCAATCCATTGACATACGTTATTATTATGGGGGAAATAATGAGCATCAGACAATAACCTTTACTTGGGATGATGATTATGAAAAAGGAGAAAAAATAGAGCAGGTTCTTAGCCTTTAGTGTTAGACTGACTTATCCAATCCTTAATAATTGGAATCCAGATAAGGCAGCAAGTAATAGCATTGAAAATGAGAATGACTCTTTCTGGTTTCATAATGATTTTATCTTAAAATATAAAATATGGAAGAAAAAGACAAAATAATCACATCGCTCCGGGAGCAGCTCCGGAAAGCATTGCAAGAAAATAGTGCTCAAAAGCAAGAAATTGCTCTCTTGAATTATAAGTTAGAAAGGGCCAAAATGAAGCCCTCAAAACAGCGTTCTTTGAACTATCTTTGAAATGGTTAGCTCACATCATTGCAATTAATTGATATGCAACTAAATAGCTTTCTTTATCATTCTGCTTTGGGAGCAGGGGGTCGTGGGTTCGAATCCCGCTACCCCGACGAAAATGTTAAGTAAGGAGTTTAGAAATAAAAAGCTGATGCATACTATGTCTCAGCTTTTTTGTTTTATACAAATGATAGGTTGATTCACTTTGTTTGACTGCAATTATTTAGGAAAAGTAAGAATAAACTTACTTCCTCTACCTGATTCTGATTTTACATTAATACTTCCTTCATGTAAAGTCATGATTTGCTTACATAAACTAAGTCCGATACCGGAACCGGATGTTTTGGTAGTAAAGAAAGGTACAAATATCTTATCAAGAACATCGGGCAAAATACCTTCCCCATTGTCGGACACTGTCAGAAGCTTATTCCCGGCAGGCGAAATTATTACTTCTACCCGAATATTCTTATCAGATTGCCTTCCACAGCAGGCTTCACGGGCATTTTTCAATAAATTGATGAGAACTTGTTCTATTTGAGCTCGATCTATATATAAGGTTAGTTCTGATGAAGGGATTTCAAAATGGATATATTCTTCCGGGAATAATTTCTTTAGATCCATACATAGTTCCGTGATAGAAACTTTGCTGCGGACAGGAGTAGGGATTCGTGTTAGGCGACGATAATTTTCAACGAACTCTAATAATCCTTTGCTTCTTCTGTGAATAGTCTGCATGGCTTGTAGTATAATGGAATATTCTTTTTCTCCAAGCAATTTGGGTATTCCCCTTTCGCTTAGCGTTTCAGAAAGAGAGATAATCGGTGTGATAGAATTCATTATTTCATGTGTCAATACACGTATCAGCTTTTGCCAGGCTTCCATTTCATTTCGTTCCAGTACGGAATGGATGTTTTTCAGGCTGATTATTTGTTGTTCTTTTCCTTGTGTTGTAAATTTCGTACAAGAAATAGCCATTTCTAG